ATCTTCCGCAGCACCGGCGCACCCGAACCAGTGACCAGAAGCGAGTAGTGATTGAACATCGCCAGCGCGTGGTCGAAGGCCTGGGACATGGAGCGCGAGGATCCACCCTCAGTGACATTCACCAAGCCGCTTAGGCCAGCTAGCTTCTCGCCCCAGACATCCCGCGCAACCGCGTACAGAGAAGCGCCAGATGCCGCAAGCCGAGAAGCCAGCTCAGCATCGCTGTAGGTTGTCTCGTCCGGCTCATCCACGAGTCGACGCAGAGACTCCAGATCGGTAGGCAGAGCCACAGTTTCCTCCTCTTAGGCCACTGGCCGACACCCAGCGCCGCGAATCGCTAGGTGCCGGCCAGGGTTCCCCTGCCGCCTCGCAGGCCTACTCGGCTTCGTCGCTGGCCGCGTCGTCTTCCCGCAGACGCTGCACCAGTTCCGCGTGCCGACCCGTCTTTGCCATGGTGGTGCCGTACTCGTCGTTGCGCCGCTCAATCTCGCTGACGAGCCACGCCACCGTCTTGTTCTCGTAGTCCCTGTCCCCACCCGGCTCCATGCCGGTGGCGACAACCGGCTCCGGCTCCACGCCGTGCACCGCGTCGTTCTGCGTCACCAGTTCGTCGTACATGGCGAACTGCGAAGCCCAGGCCCGGTCCTCTTCGGATAGAGGCTGGGTCCAGTCGATGTTCCGGCTCACGTCGCCCCCTACTGGTAGATGGTCGGGATGGTGTAGGAGCCGGATGCGGTGATCTGCATGACCGCGCCAGCGCCTCGGGTCCGGACACCGGTGCCCAGGCCGTGGATGTAGGTGGAGTTGACCAGCGGGTAGTCGTTGCGGTCGCCACCCTTGAGGATGAGACCTCGCATCGACGCGTTGGCGTGCTCCCGGACACCGATCAGGTTGGCGTTCTGCTGCCCACCCTGCGTTGCGAAGGCGAAGATGTAGCCGGACGGGATGTTGCCGTCCTGCACGATCAGGTAGGGGCCATACGCGCCAACGACATCGAAGCCGTTCCACTGCGGCCCAGGCTGCTGCCCGAGAAGCTGAGCGGTAGCCGCGATGATGATGTTGGTACCAGTCGGCGGCACGAAGTCGTAGGTGGCCACGACCGCGTTCTGGTTGGTGACGCCGGCCCGGTACAGCCGGATCGGGTTGGCCTGCGCCGGGTTGACCATGATGACGATCTGGTACCCGTTGGCGCGGGAGTAGCCGTGCTCCTCCAGGAGCGCAGCCGCTGCCTCCAGGTCACCGGAGTCCAGAGCAGCTGCACCCGACGTCACGTAGTGCGTGTGAGAGGCCGGGGTGAAGGTGTTGGTCTTGTACGGCGGGATGTACTCGGAGTCCGCGTTGTAGAGCGGCTTCGCGTTGTACGCCACCGAGTTGATCGTGGTGGAGGTGTTGGTGTTGTTGAAGAGCCGCTTCATCACCAGCTTGAACTGGAGCCGGTTGTCGGCCTCCAGGATCTGGTTGGCCACCATGTCGACCTGGCGGGCTGGAGCGTCCGCGAGGAACTGGAAGGTGAAGCGCGCAGCCACGTCGTAGAACTTGAAGTCATACGCACGCTGCTGGACGGTGAGGAGCGGCCGCACCGACTTCGGCACGCCGAACTCAGATGCTTCCTCGAAGTCCTCTTCAATCGCCTGCGGCACATCGTCGATGACCTCGGAGACGTTGAACGTCAGGAGGTCGATGAGCGGCTGGCGCGTCGCGTTGAACGCAGCCAGAAGATCCTGGTACTGGTTCCACAGGACATTGAGGTCCTGACCGTCCCGAGTGGTGGTGAGGATGTCACCGCTGGTGTTATAACCCTTGGCCATTGGTTACTCCTCTCTCAGGTGATCGGGACGCGGACGACAAGCCGGTCCAGCTCGATGGTGATGCCGACCAGCTTGCCAGCGGTGGCGACGGCGTCAATCGTGCCGTCCAGGTGGCCGTAGACACGAGCGCCAGCCGTGAAGGCGACACCACCAGTCGTGGTGGCCTCAACCACATCCATGTCCTGGGCCACGTCGATGATCTCACCGATAGCCATCGGCCGAACCGGGCAGATGACCCCGTTGAGGTCGGTCGCAGCGGCACCGCCGATCACGGCACGACCCGAAGTGTTGATGGACACGGCACGGAGCTTCCCAACATCCGCGCTCGTGAGAGCCGCAGCGAGGGGCACGCGAGTGCCACCCGTCATCGGCTCATACTTGTCGATTCGCGACACGCGATGCCGCCTCTCGTCTAATAGTTGTTGCGGTTACACACGTCCACGCAGGCCAGGGAACTTCTTCTCCAGGTCTGCACGGGCGTTGCTACCCGTCTGTCCATTCTGCGGGTGGATCCCGGTCCGACCGGCTCCACCCTTGTTCTTGTCGTCCTTGTTGGTTCCGTCGTCCGTCTCGGCATCCAGCAGGTACGCGTCCGACTTGGCCAGTGCGTCCAGCGCCTGCTTGAGTCCCTTGACGGTGCCGTCCTCGGTGACCTCGACTCCGGAGAGGTCGGCCAACTTCAGTGCGGCAGCAGGATTCTTCCACTTGTGCGAGTTGTCCTTGAGGAAGGCGACTTCCATCTGAGCCTGGCTCAGCTGGGTCTTCATCGTCTCCATGGCAGTCTTGGCGTCGGCCAGTTCCGCCTTGGTGCGCTCGTGCTCGTCCATCTTCGCTCGCTGCTCAGCGGTGAGCTTCGCTTCGAGGTCGGATGCCCGCTTGTCCGCTGCCTGCATCCGGCGCTGGACTGCTTCGTACTCCTCACGAGTCACAGCATTCTGTGTACCCGTCTGGTTTCCGTCACCACTCTGAGTGCCGTCACCGGTGGAGCCTTCTGCGGTCTGCCCGGTCCGATTCGGGTCTTGCTGACCGTCGTCACTCTGTACGCCGGTTCCCGTACCGGTGGCACCGCTCTGTGTGCCGGTCGGCTGAGACATGTTCATTCCTTCCAGAGGTTACCTGACTTGGCCGATCATAGCTGACTACCCCAGCTTGGTGGTTACAACTTGACCGGACGATAGGTTGTTGTAACGCGAGAGGTAATCATCATACCTCCCACCCAACAGCGAGTCCATGAACTCCTTTTCGGACACTGTCGTTGGTGTCACGAAGCAGAAGCAGTGCGGGTGCGGCTTACTCGGTGTACTCCCAACGGAGTACCTGCCGTCACCCCTAGAACCTCCATGGGCGTACTGGTCGCAGATGTCGGGCTTGGGGTGGGAGGAGGACAGACGCCACTGCATGCCCTCCACCCACGGCTTCCCGCGCTGAGCGTCAATCGTCACGGCGTGCGCGGCGTTGTTGATCTCCGTCCGGCTCAAACGCATTGCAGCGTAACGGATCCCGCCCGGAGTGTTGGGGTTTATGTACTGGCGCAGCTCCATAGCGGCTTCCCGCGCGCTGAGCCCCCGCGACAAGAAGCTGTTGATCTTCCGATTGATGGTTCCATTGATGTTGACCTCGGAGTTGTAGACCCGTTGCGAGAGTGGAACATAGCTGTCCCCGTTGACACGGGCGATGAGCCGATCCATGTGCCGTTCGGCTGCGTCCCTCTCGGAGTCCGCGATGGCCTGAGCCAGCTTCGCGCCGTTCCGGAGTCCCCCAACCGATCGCAGCAGCACAGCGTCGATGGTCTGGCTCAGCTGGATTGCGTTGGCCGCAGCCTCCAGCCGGCGTGCCCGCACGACCTCGCCCAGTCGCCTCCACAGCTTGGACTGCTCGCGCATCAGGTTTCGCTTGACTAGCAACAGTTGTTCTTGTCGGACGGCCGCACCAATCCCAGGCCGGGACTCGACTTCGCGGAGCATCTTGTTGATGTCCCGTCTCGCCTGCTCGATAGCCTGGAGCACCTGCCGGTCCGCAGCGCGCATAGTCTGGAGGTGTCTCCTCAGCCAGTCGCGCGGATCAGGCATTGGCTGGGTCATGGTCTCCCCACGTCAACACTCGCGATAGGACGGTCAAGCAGAGCCGTACCAAAGGCACGGCCTACATCCGTCGTGGTCGTCTCCAACCCTATATCGGCAGTGCGTCGTTGGCGATCGGTAGCGATGATCACGTCAGCAGGTCGCACCTTGGTCGTGGTCGATGGAGTCCCGACCGGTTGAGCAGTATCGACCTCCACCGGGATCCCGAGGCCCAACCGCTTCCGCCGCAACAGACCTAGCGCGCTCGATAGCTCGCTGGCCAGACCCAGAATCCGGCTCCGCACCCGGCCCAAAGCGAGTGCCGTAGCAGCCTCTACGGCGATGCCGATAGACTTGACCTTGCGGGAGGACGCGAGAGGCCGCGCAACGTCCGTCTCTGTGGCTAGGCCCAGCGCGCGAGCCTTCCTGCGCGACATACTGAGCGCAGAGTCCGTCTCAACGGCCAATCCGACCGCGATATTGTTGACGTGACTGAAGCTCTGTGCTACATCGACCTCTGTAGGCTGGCCCAGAATCCGCTGATGCCGCTTCCCGGCGAGGGTGAAGGCCGAATCCGTCTCAGACGCCAGCCCAAGCGTCCGGCTCTTCACCCTCGCTATCGGGGAGGCACTGTCGACTTCGGACGCCAGGCCAAGGGGCTTGGACTTGCGCCGGAGGGAGAACGGCAGCGCGGTGTCGGTTTCTGTCGCCAACCCGAGGACACGCGCGTGGAGACGGGCCACGGACATCGCGGAGTCAGCTTCAGAAGCCAGCCCGATCGTACGCCGCTTTGCACGGCCCAGAGCGAAGGCTGTGTCTGTTTCGGTCACCAGACCCAACAACACAAACCGGCCCTTGGTAGCCGACATCGACAGCGCGGTATCTGTCTCAGCAATCAGGCCTAGGGTTCGCCGCTTCGTGCGCGCGAGAGCGAACGCAGTGTCTACTTCGGACGGTTGTCCAAGCACCTTGGTACGGCTGGCACTCATGTGGAGCGCGGTGTCCGTCTCGGCTGCGAGGCCGATCACCTTCGTGTGGGCCAGTCGACTGACTGGCTGTGCCGTATCCGTCTCGACTACCGGCCCCAGCACACGGCTGTGCCGCCGACCTACAGCCAGCGCGCTGTCAGCCTCGGTAACCTGCCCGATCGCCTTGGTGTGCGCCAGCCGTCCAACGGGCTGGGCTACATCCGTCTCTGTGGCGAGGCCGACACCCCGCGCCTTCACGCGTGACAGCGCCAAAGCGGTGTCTACTTCAGACGGTTGGGTGATCGCCTTGAGCTTGCGCCCGGTAAGCGCAAAAGCAGAGTCCGTCTCGGACGGCTGTCCAATGGACTTCTGCTTCGTGCGGCCTGCGAGCGTCAGGGCACTGTCCGTTTCGGACGGTTGCCCCAGATTCCCCGACAGGCCACCGGTCGCTGGCGCGGCAGTGAAACTGATGAACAGCATGTACCGATCGGATGCGCCGTTGGTGAAGGACATCGACGGAGACTCGGCTGCCGTTCCGACCGGGTACTTGTACGCCACGAAACCGCTGACGCCAGTGGCTGTCACACCACCCGTAGTCCCACCCGTTACAGCATTGTAGGTTCCGCCCCAGACCGGAGACGTTGGCACGCCTGGCCCGTTGTGACCGTGCAGCGCAGCGAAAGCGAATCCGATCTCTCCGGACTCGCTCAACGCGGACGACGTGTAGGCGGGAGTGGTGGTTCCGCCCGGACTGGCGTCGACCGCTGTTGCGCTAGCCGCGTCTGCGACCAGTGCTCCGTGCAGTCGCAACCACACCACGTGGCAGTTGAAGTTACCACTGGTCGTGATGGTGACCGTGGAGCCTTCACCACCGACCGCCTTACGGCGGAAGATATACGCGCCCTGGTTGTTGACAATAGTTGGGGCGAGGGTGAAACCGCTGGGAGTACTGACTACTGTGTCAGAGTTGACGAACAGAATGTCGTAGTCATTGACTGCCGGTGCGCCATCGCTGTTGGTGCAGACGTGACCTGTATTGCCATCTGCAAAGCCGAAGGTCTGCGGCGTACCAACAAGCGTCGGGACACCTGGGACCGCCGATGCCAACAGACGCCGCTTGACCCGGCGTGGGCGGCTGTACCACGCACGGGTTCCAGGGCGAAAGACGGACCGGTACACAGAATCAGCCCAGCTCGACCACAGTCATGCGGAACACGTACACGCCAGCCGGAGGAGCTGTGGCATGCTTGATGGCGATCCCATTGGCCACACCCACCGGGCAGATGATGTACTCCTCCGGTGTGGGAGTCCAATACCACCCGGCCTTGCTGTTCCAACCGAACGGGATTAGGTCGGTGTCAGTACCTTCTGTGGTAGCAGTGTGGCTGCCCACCAGCACGCTGTCCGGACCGCCATCGTGATTCATCCACGTAGACGCAGCGATTGAAGTGGTACCCGTACCCAGAACAGTCTTTCGCACAATGCGGCCAACCGCACCAGCCTCGGTCACCAGCGCGGCCTGCGCCGGTTCGATGGCGGCAGCAATAAGCGCGAACGCTTTGGCCGCAGAGGACGCCACCTGAAGGTTGGTCACGGCACCAGGGTTGGTTATAGCGACCCCCAGCGTGTAGTGGCCGCCAAAGATGTTGATAGCCATGGATTACCTCCGGTTCAGCGCGGACCGGCGGCCGGCACGCGGGGTGATGTACGGGCCAGCGAAGCCCACGTCATTGATCTCTACCCAGTCAAAGTCATACGGACCACGCGTAGCTGTTGAAGCAATCAGTCCCATCTTGAAGGTGTCCATAGCAGTTCCGCCGAAGTTCTGGGCGGTGGGCTGAGCTTGCCCGGAAGGGGTGACAGCCAGCGAAGAATTGGGGTTATCCCACACCCGCGCGTCCGCGTTGCCAGTGGCGTTGTTGAATTGGTACCGACCCTCCACACGGACCCACTGGTTCAGCGGCACCACGTACGTTCCCATGTCGGTATCCACGTTGGTAGCACTCCGGACAGACAGGATCCCCGTAGCGCCAATGATCATCGATGCGCCCTGCACGGTGTCGCCGGTCCCGGTCACGTTGAAGATGCGTGTCTTGGAGGCTGGGTAGGCACCCGTCCGGAAGTAGAACCGGAACCAGATCTGTCCAGGCGTACCTAAGCCGGAGCCCACACCCCATACCCACAAGGGGTTTCCTGCGGTGGCGCCGGTCTGGATACGGCCGAACAACGTTCCCTTAAGGACGGTGCTGTTGCTGAATGCGTTTGTGCCACCGGAAGGTGGTGCGATAACAGAGGTGAAGGCGTCGCCCGAACCTCCGCCACTGTTCCCCGCCGTGATGGTGGTCCCGTTGGACCCACCCTCAAACGAGTTGCGGAGGCGGGCCACGTCCTACACCACTTCCAGGTCGGCCAGGATCAGATCATACTCGGCCACGTAGTCCTCAGCCTGGTCCCTTGCCCCAGTCGTCTGGTCAATGGTGGACTGGTAGTTGCTGACCGCATTGGCCCACCCGTTTCGTTGGCCTTGGATCTGGTCGTACATCTCTTGGCTTACCTGGACTGCCATGCTGGCCTCCCCTAGGCTGCGCGGAAGATACCGGATGCGTTGATGACTGCGGTGACGTCGGAGCCGTCCGGGGTGATGACGAAGTCGTGCGACGACACAGGAACCTGGTTGGCGTCGGTGCCACCGGTGGAGTCGGAGTCATACGCCACCACGAGATCGGTGACCGCCGTACCGGCTCCCAGCGCGGTCCAGGTCTGGTCCGCGATGTCGACGTCAGTCCGGTTGTTGGTGTCGTCGACTGTGATCGTCATACCCGACGCGTCGTTGATGGTCTTGCGCGCGTAGTTCGCATTGGTCCCCGACGTCAGCTCAGCCGCGTTGGCGTTCGACTCGACCAGGGCCACAGTGTCCAGGTCCCCGATGGTGTCGTCGGTAGCTGCGCCGTAGTTCCACAGGCTGACCTGGAACACAGAGTTGGCCGGGTCATTGACGTTGATCCGGTTGGCGTACTCCACGATCCGGCCCTTGGCGATGTTGAAGATGAAGTCAGCCACGGTTGTCCTCCACCAGCTCCAGTTCGTACGCCCAGAAGACTTCGCCGGTGTGGCTGTCCTTCCCAGGACTGCGTAGCACGTCGTATAGCACCTTTCCCGTGGTCGTCTTCAGCACGATCTGGTCGGCCTGGTAGAAGGTATGGGTGGTGGCCCACGGGTCGTTCTCCGGCCCACCGGGCGCGTGTACGATGACCTCGCCCTCTACCTCAATCCAGCCCTCACGGACGCCACGCCGCACCCAGGACATCGGTACGACCGGGTGCTCCACAGCCTCCTTCAGCTCCATGCCCGCGAGCGGCCACGCCTCGTGGTCGTTGCCCGGCGTTTCCGGGTTCACCAACTTCTTCTCGCCGGTCACCGGATCGAACATGGTGACGCGGGTACCCGAGGACTTATCCGCGAGCAGCCGCACTTCAAGTACAGGCATTCCCTCTCCCTACACAGTTACGCGTCGGCTGACGCGGACATTGCCTTGCATAGCGCGGTACGGCGCTCCGCTGCCATCGGTCAGGACTAGATCGTAAGCCCCACGCTCCCAGGTGTACGCGGCAGTAAGCGTTCCGGTGACATCGATCAGCACCAGACCCGCTACAGCGTTGAAGGTGATCTGGCCTCCCGCGCTAGTCCACGCCGCCAATACCGGCAGACTCTCGTCCCGCGCCTCGCGGATCTGAAGCTTGGCGGACCATCCGGTGAGGTTCTGGATGACACCGTTGTTCTTGACTAGCAGGGTGTACTCGAACTTGCCACCCTGTGGGATGTCCAGTTCTACCTCAACAGTCTTCATACCAGGGCACCTCCATCTGCGCTAGCCCCAGCCAGTTCGTTGGTCATACGGCTCGCGACGGCATCGGCCTCCGCGTTGATGGAGTCCAGCATGTCAGCCGGGAACTGGTACCCCAACTGATCGGAGAGGTACTTGACGGCCCACTCCTTCGAGGCCAGGCCGGCTGTCACGAGCTTGGTGACGCGGTCGATGATCTTGTCCTCATCCGGCGGTAGCGGGTCGCCGAAACTGTTGGATACCAGGATGTCTGCGGGGTCGGCGCTGACCCCATCGAGCGGGAGCCACTGGAACACGATGTCGTACAACATCTGGTCCATACGGCTCAGCAGCTCAACCTCCTTCTCCTCATTGCCACTGAGGATCGGCGCCATCTCCAGGCGTAGCGCAACACCAGACGACGCCACAGATACGTCGACCTGCCCAA